CCTATAAGGGAAAGGGCACGATCTGGCAGGTGGTCGGAAAGGCCATCTACAAGAAAATCAAGCAGCGAGAAAACCAGCGCAAGCAACACCGAGCACAGAAGCGACGTGGTAAGCGGTCCTATGCACGTCTGGAAGGTCAGACTGTGCGCCGCACTATCAAGAAGGCCGCACCACCGAAACCTGAGCCTGTGCTCGTGATGCCTGAACCCACCGACGAGGAAAAGGCCATTGCTGCCAAGCTGGACGCTGCGAAAGAGTCCGGTGGGATGTCCTCAATGTTCTCGCTGATGAAAAGCATGATCAAGGGGGGCAAATGAGCAGGAGGCAAACAAAAAAGGAGTTCGAGCAAAAGCACCCCGGCAAGAAGTGGACAAGGAACGCGCTCCGACATTTTTCTGTCGGGAAAAAGACTTGCAGCAAGTGCAAGCAGGTGCTTCCTGTGTTCCACTTTGGATTTTACCTCACTCATCCCTCAGGCTCTACTATATCCGTTCGTTCGTGGTGCAGGGCTTGCCACCGCCGCGCGTCTAGCAAGTGGAAAGCGAGAGACCGGCGTAAGTCAAACAGAGAGATCCTTGAAGATGACCTGTGCGATCACTGTGGCGAGTCCGGTGCAGACTGGTATTGGCGGAACACAGAGAGCGGTGACCCATGGGATTGGGTTGGGTTGCACAAGCACTGCATCGGACCTGCTCGTGAGAATGGCGTGATTCCTGAGAGGGCATTGCCACGAAAAAAAGTTAGTCTGCATCCAAAAAAGACCAATCATGTCGCAGAGATGGAACAACTCAATAAGAAGATCCTGCAAGAAGAGGTGTGTGCTTGCTGTGGTGAGAATGGAGCGGCATGGTACTGGCGCAATGTGGAAGGCGGCAAGTACGACAACTGGGTGGTGCTGCACAAGCGCTGCTTTGGCATTGCTCGTGATGGCGGTGTGATACCTGAGAAGTCAAGGCCACGGCCAAAGTCAAGATTGGAGCGTGGCAAATGAAAGCAGCCAGCAAACTCAAACAACTCAACGCTCCCAAAATGGTCAAGCTGGACGAAGACTCCGCTCGATTCCTCGGCGCAATCTCTCTGCCTGTGGAGGACTTTGAGCAGTGGGACATGGAACGCCAATTCCTCGCACAGGTCTTTCTTGCGATGGCACAGGAGCAGCGTGATCACGTCCTGATGATCTCCGGTGTGATCTCTCCTGACTCTTTCGTGTACGAGCAGCATTCTGCGATGTGGGCGGAGTTCCTGAACTGGCAACAGTCCGGTGAGGATTGGAACCTGCCTGATCTTGTAGATTGTGCGTGGTCTGATGGTGGGATGCTCTACTGCTCTCGTGTTCTCGACTGCTGGGCGCAGGTTCCGGCTCTGCTCAAACAGACGATGGCGTGGCTCTACGAGCAGCAACGCCATCGTGATCACGCAAAAGTGATCTCCGAACATGAGAAGCGGAAAAGCTCTGGAAAATACAGGGCCGAGGAGTTGCAAGCGCAGCTCACCGCAGCCTTGAGAGAATGGGAAGAGGCGAACCTGCTGACAGAGACGTCCAGTCTTGCCGACGACCTTCTGGCGATGATGGAGGACTTGGAGGCGGTGATGTCGTCTGATGTGCCCCTGTGCTCGAAGACGGGGATCGTGGAGCTTGACGACGTGATCACGGGCCTGATTCCTGCGGACTACATGATCCTTGCAGGACGACCAGGTAGCGGAAAAACCAGTCTCGTCTGCAACATTGCAGAGAATGTCTGTGCTCGTGGTGGAGCCGTGGTCTTCTTTTCGTTGGAGATGACCCGCAAGCAACTTCTGGCTCGACTCATGCAGCAGATGGCAGGCGTCCCCGCTGACTGGTTCCTGACCGGGGACAAGCGCATCGAGCGCTTCATCCCCCAGATCTCCAAATCTATGAACTTGCTGGCAACGTGGAATCTCAAGATCTACGACCATGCAGGCTTGAAAGAGGTGGACTGTTGCCCTGCTTTGCTTGAACAGGCACGGGTGCAGATGGGAGTGGAGAAGATTGACCTCTGCATCTTTGACCACCTTGGAGAAGCGACCAAAGGGGCCACTGACAAGCAGGCAGAGACAACTCGAAAATCTGGCATCCTGCGTGATATGGCAAAGCATACCGAAGTCCCGACGATTGCCCTTGTTCAGATGAACCGAGGGATTGAGAAAGACGGACGTGACGAGGATGGGAAGTTGAAGCGCCTGCCGATGGTGAGCGACCTTCGAGACGCTGGCGAACTGGAAGAGCAGGCAAGCAAGATCCTGTTTACTCACAACAAAGAGCAGCTTGTCTTGAGAAAAAACCGCTTCGGACAGGCTGAGGCAGAGATTGGCTGTGCATTCGTGGGGTGTCGTACCAGGTGGGGGACAAGATGATCACGCACCCCTGTAACCCCAGTGGAAGGGGTGGCGCTTGACGATGATGGTGCATAGAGCACAAAAGGAGAGAGTTGTGCGAGAAAAAGTGTATTCAGAGACTTACAAGCTAGCTATCAAACGAGGGTGGAAGCAGTGCAAAAAGTGCGGAGAGAAAAAGCCTGTTGACGAGTTTCGGGACATGATGGGGTGCAATGCTAAGGTTTATCATCAAAGTTACTGCATCCCGTGCCTGAGTCAGTACCAGAAGGACCGACGCGCTTCAAGAACTCCCTGAACCCACGCCTGCCATCCTCAATCACTTCCATCTTTCCCTGTGCATCCAGCTCAAAGTCCAAGGTGCTGACATCTGTGTCAATGTAGACCGTGCGCCACTTGTCCCGGCCTGTAGTGGCAGCCTCCACTGTCTCCGCACTGGTGGCACAGCCAAAGACTCGAATCAGGTACTTGATGATGTCCTGACCGATGGGACGAGAGGGAGGAATGTGACCTCTCTCAAGCCACGCGACCTTTTGGGCATCGTCCACCCAGAATCCGAGCACGGTTTCATTCTGCCACCACGGAAGATCGTAGCGGTTGATCGGGTAGTTGTCGGCCAATCCGCCGTCAACGTACAAGTCTCCGCCAATCTCCACAGGCTCCCAGACCACGGGAATTGACATCGAAGCCAGAACACAGTCAGCAATGGGCAAGTCCAGCGTCCACGCCTCTTGACCAAAATACACCGGGATCTCTTTGTTCACATTTACCGCACAGACCACGAGCGTTGTCTCCTTTTGTTTCCAGAGATCCCGAAAGGTGGCTTTTTCGTCTCCGAGTGCATCCTTGACCTGCTGTTCGATCCAGGCTCTCGGAACTTCTGAACGACACCAGCCGAATTGAGTCCGCAGGTTGTGAGCGTCCCGAAGCACTCCCCACTCATGGTCTAGCCATGCTCCATACTCGATACCACCGACAATGCCAGCAATCTGCTCGACACTGTACCGGAAAGACAGCAACATAGCGGTGATGGCCCCGGCACTTGTTCCCACGAACTGCTCGAATTGAGACAAGGGAGCGTGTTTGCTCAGTTCGTGGATGGCTCCGAGGTAGGCAAGGCCCTTGATTCCACCACCCTTGAACACGAGGGTTGAGACTTCATTGAGGTTGATTGTTGGTTGCATGGCTCTCTCCTGTCATGCTGTGGTAAATTGACCATAGTACTCAGAATGCGTATGGTTCGATCTGGTTTACATAGTTTACACGACAGAGGCAGGGTGTGGCTAGATTAACGAAAGACAAGGTTAGAAAGGCCATTGAAGAGAAGGGAGGCTTGCTTGCGGATGTGGCACGGTGTCTGGGTGTCAGTCGTCGCGCTGTGTACAACTTTCTCGAAAAGTACCCGGACTTAAAAGAGGGACTTGAATGGGCAAGGTCGGTCACAGACGACAAGGCAGAGTCAAGGCTGTTTGAGTTGATAGACAGCGAGGACGAAAAGGTTGCGCTCAAGGCTGTGATTTTCTATCTGTCCAACAGAGCAAGACACAGGGGCTACAATACCGAGAAGGAAGAGAAGAAAGATCAAGGCCCCATCGTTATCTCACTCGAAGGTTTTCCGAGGCCACCCGATGCCGAATCTTGACTACATTCCTCTTGACCACCAGACAGCCTTTCATGGTGGAAGCGGTCGCATCCGTCTGGCTTCCGGTGGCGTTCGTTCAGGAAAGACTTTTGCAGGAGCACACGAAGCGCTTGCGCTGGCTGTGGAGTTTTCCGGTCTGGATGGTGCGATTGTAGCCCCAACCTCGAAGATGCTCCACAGTATCGCGCTCAAGGAGTTTCTGAAGGTCTGCCGACAGATCCCCGGCCTGATTGTGGGACAGGACAAGTCCAAAGAGTTCGCGCTCTACCTCGCCAATGGTTCCACCATCTATTACAGGTCTGCGGATTCCCCCGGTTCTCTCGATGGTCTGACACTCGCATGGTTCTGGGCAGACGAGTTGCGCCACTGGAAAAAGGAGGCATGGGAGATCCTGGTTGCACGTCTGTCCTGTCCGAAGGCTGGCGAACGTCGCAAGGGTATCGCTACTTCTACTCCCAAAATGAATTGGATGTACGAAGAGTTCCACGACGACGAATACAAAGACGAGCGAAAGATCTACTTTTTCCCCACCAGCCAGAACCATCACCTTGCACCCTCTTACATGGACAGCCTGAAAGCCTCCATCTCAAAAGCTCGCTACAAAGAGTATGTGCTTGGACAGTTTGGCGGTGCAGAGGGTGCGGTCTTTGCTGACTTTGATGTGCACAAGCACTGTATTGACTCCGGTGTTGAGTACGATCCGAGCCAGCCCGTGCTCTGTTCCTTTGACCCCGGACACCGTTCGGCCTCTCTCCTGTTTGCACAGCACTACTCTTACTGCCCGATTCACAAATGCAACGACTGTGTGCATATTATAGACGAGTGGCATCCAGACGAAACGAGCACGGCTTATATTGCAAGCCAATTGCAGTCCATGGTGATTCGTGAGCGGTGGAGCTACGACAGTGCCCGGTTCCCTTTCATCGACAAGGCGGGCAATTCCTCCAACACACAGAGAGGCGAGTCTGATGTGGAAGTGCTCGAAGAATACGGGTTCAATCCGTCGTGGGTCACAAGCAAGACTGATACCTCTGTGCCTCATGGCATCGACCTGATCAACCGGAAGCTGATGAACGTGGAGGGACAGAGCAGCCTCTACTTATCACCCCGGCTTCGACCTACAGGGAGAGAAGACCGGGGCATCGCGAAAGCATTGCAGTATTCGGAATATCCTGATACACCGGGAAGAACAAAGAGCGAGTATCCCGTAAAAGATGGATTCTATGAGCATTCCCGTGATACACTGCGATATCTTCTGGTGAATCTGTTCCCGTATGGCGGAAAGGCGTGGGTGATATGATCGACAAGCGGAAGTACATGGAGCTGTGGGACAATGACAAGCAGCGTCGTCAAGAGGTTGGCGAGCTTCTGAGTATCTACGACCACGACTGGACGGAGCTTCTGATTGAGAAGTTAGAGCAGAACTTTGCCAGTCAGAACATCAAGCGAATGCTGTCCAAGCTCGATACCTCCTTGAATCTCCTGCGCTGGTCCGCTGACACTCTCGCCCCTGTCTACTGTGAAGGCGTGAGTCGTTCGATTGAAAACAATGAGACTGCCGACCTGTCAGCCTATGAAGCGGATGGCCTGTTGAACATGACGCTTGACCGGGCAAGCCGTTTGCTGTTTGCAGTCCGTGAAGTGCTACTGCGTCCGATGGTCAATGAAGTCACAGGGCAGATCATGGTGGACGTACTCACGCCAGACAAGTGTTCTGTCCGTCGCCACCCAGACAACCCCCTGCGATTGATTGGCCTCGTCTACCAGATGGCGAATGGTGATTTTGTGGTGTGGGAAGAGGACGATCACAAGGTCTACGGTCGTGGATGGGACGAGCGCACCAAGCCCGACGGCTCGCCTTATGAAAACGATTATGGTGTGATTCCCTTTGTTCTGGCACACGCTGCTTTTCCAGAGCGCGGAACCTGGCACGAGAAAGACGCATCCGGCCTGAAGTCTGCCACCCTCAATCTTGGCCTTGCAAAGACGGACTTCAACCACAAGAGACACCTTCAATCGCACAAACAGATGGTGTTCACCGGAACCGACAAGAGCAAGGTCGGTGCGAAGATGGCGAGTGACGCAGGTTTTGCGATGGTCCTCAAAGATCCGAGTGCATCGGCTTTTGTGTTGGACATGCAAGGCAATCTCGGCGAGCATCTGGATTCCATTGTGAAAGATGCCGCTCAAAGTCTCAGCCTGTACGGTATCAACCCGGCTTCTGTTCGTGGAAACCTTGACGCAAGTTCTGGTTATGCGTTGTCCATCAAGCTCACGGACACAGAACGAGTCTGGAAACAACAGCGTACTTTGTGGCAGGTCTGGGAACAGCAGCTCTATACCGTGTCGCAAAGAGTCATGGAAGTGGACGGCAACGGAACGCTGCCAGGTGGGAAGCTGACGTTTGACTGGCCCTACATCGGCCCTGCACAGGACAAGAACGATGATGCAGACTACTGGCTCAAGCTCCTGAATGCTGGCGTGTCCTCTGTCCCTGAAGTGCGGCGCAGTCTGTTTGATGAAACCCCGGAACAGTTTGAGCAGTGGCTGGAAGAGAAGCAGGAGTACACACAGAACACGTCACCGATTGCCCCACCTGTACTGCCTGCACCTCTGCCCGTGGTGGAGCCTGAGCCGGAGCCTGTGGAAGCCTGATGGAAACACCCGCCCAACTCCTCACCTCTGCACTTGCCAACGACAAAGCCCTTGATGGCCTGCTGGCAAAATACAGCGGTCGTCTGCGTGGTCTGCAACGTGAGCTTGTGGCCTTCATTCGTCAGAATCGTGGCAGTGATGGGCTTGTGGCGGTGTCTCTCAATTCTTACCAGGTACTCGAACAGGAGCTTGCTCGTGCAGGTTTCTCGTCGTTCTACAACTATCAGGACTTGCTAGACGAAGCAGGACAGAGAGCACTGGAACAGGTGGCAGAGCTTCCAGAGGGTGAGTTGATTGTGCAGGCTTCTCGTCAATCGCTGGCGGCTGCTCTCAGTGAAACCACCGAAGATGTCAACCGACAAATCCAGTCACTCGGTCAAG